CCTATTATAGTAGAAGATGGTTCAACAGTAAGTGGTTCTAATAGTTATATTACTGTATCTGGTATAGGAGTGTATGCTACTGACTATGGATATAGTGATTGGACTGATGCTGCTATTACAGATACAATGCGGGAACAGGCTGTATTCAAAAGCATGAGATATCTAGAAGGACTAAATTGGAATGGTACTAAAGCCACTCAAGCACAAAGTTTAGAGTTCCCCCGAGAAGATTTATATGATAAGAATGGATATCTCGTACCAAATGATACAGTTCCTCAAGCAGTTATTAATGCCCAATGCGAAATCGCTATGTTATGCCTTCCTGAAAGTGTAATAAATCTACAACCTAACTTTACCAAAGATGATTTCACTACTGAAATTGGTATCACTGGTGCCACTAGAGAAAGATGGGATAACATAGGTGCTATAAGACCAGTTAGTACTGCTGTTAAAGATATACTAAAAGGACTGGTAAGAAGTAGTGTTAATGTACCAGTAGAGAGAGGTTAATATGATAAATAATCCAGCACAATATGACATAAATGTATATCAAGATAGAGACTTTTCTAATTCATATATAATTAAAGACTTATCAGGAGTATTGATTGATATTAGCGATTGGACACTGACAGCACAAATAAGACCAGCTTATGATAGTGATATTCTTTTAGCTAATTTTGAAATAACAAAAGATACAGTATTATCTACAATTACTACAAAACTTTCAGATACTGTTACAAAAGCGATGACTTCTACAAATCTTATATCAGCAAGTGCTACTACTACAAGTTCTAATATGGTTTGGGATCTAGTAGTTGATACAACAGGACCTCCAGCAGAGAGATTTACACTTATCACTGGTATTTGTAATTTCTATGATACCGTTACTCGGGCGGTATAACTATGGCAGATAGAGCCTTTAATGGTATTGTATTAGGAAATGTTGATCATTACCAGGCTACTACTGATGGTTTTATAACTAATATAGATAATAATGCTGTGTATTACCAAGGGTATTTTTATTCTGCCGACCCTGGAACAAGACCTCATATGTGGAGTGGTATTAGACAAAGTGGTAGTAGAGGACAAATAGATATAAGTTTAGGAGATGATGACTGGTTAGGACCAACTGCCGCAGCTGCTGTTGTAGCAGGTGATAAAGTTATATTTGTATTCTGGATGGGTAATGAAGATAGATTAGATCCTACTATATTAAGTTATCCAAGAGGCTGGTTTGAGTTAACTATAAGTGGTCCAACCGAATACACAATATATCCAATGATTGCTAATACTTCCATTACTTATACTTATAGTGATGACATGCCTTTACGATATGGAATAATAGATCATGATTATAATTTCCACTATGAAGATACACTAAATGAAACTTATGTATTAACATCTTTTCTTTGGTATAACCAAATAGATCAAACATATAGTTACACAAGTAATACTAGAACAATGTCACATGAAGACACTGTTTATGGAGAACAGATTTACCCTATAATAACAAGTATTAGAGAAACACTTACATTTACACCAGAAGGTGATTTTATAGTAAGAAATCTTTCACCTACTACAACTGATTTCACTAATGCTTTTGATAATTATGATAGAACTTACTTAATAAGAACAATAGAGTATTTAGTAGATAGTATTTATTATGATGATATTAATTCAATAATTATAAAAAGCTATTTTATAGAACTTATAATAAGAACTCCTGGTATATTAAATATAGATGTCTATAAAGATAGAGATTTTAGTTTAGTATTACATACAGATAGAGTTGATTTTTGGACATTTAAGGCACAAATTAAAGAAACATTTGCTTCACCAACTGTATTGGCAGAGTTTGACATTGATAAAGATTTAGTTGAAGAGACATTAACATTAAGTCTTGGTTCTTCTACAACAAAGAACTTACTCGATGATGTAAAAATAAATACACGCTCTATATCTACCGTAAAGAGATTAGTTTGGGATTTGAAAATTACTAACCCAATTAATAATACATATAATCTAATTGAAGGTGAGTGCTTACTACATGGTACGGTAACTGAAAGTGAATAAATTAAGGAGGTTATTATGAGTGATATAGAAATTACAGTAGAAGAAGAAGCTGAAATAAATATTACAGTAGATACTAATACTGCCTATGTTATAGAAGTTCCTGGTGTTGGTGCTGCTAGCATACTTACTACAAAGGGTGATCTGTTAGGCTACTCTATTTTACCAGAAAGAATACCTATTGGTACAGCAGATCAAGTACTTACAGTTGATTTAGCAGAGGCTAATGGTATCAAATGGGCTACTTTACCTACCCCTGAAACTAATACTATCTTCCAAGGTAATAGTTCAATTACAGTAACTGATGTTACTACGGGAGAAATGTCATTCAAAACTGATGGTAATGAAATAATTACAATAGAAACCCTACATCAACCTATTACAATAAGCCATGCTCAAACATTTTTAGATGCTCAAGCACCACTTATGAAAATAAGTACTACTGGTACATCTACAACTAACAAAGGAGCAGTTCTTTGGTTAAATACAACTAGAACAACTTCTACTGTTGATATTGATTTATTTAAGGTTTATGGTCCAGGTGGTGACTATATAGCTATTGATAATGGTGGTGGTGTTAGTGTTAATTCAGGACAAAGAATTACAGAGTTCTCTATAGATGGTACTATGGCTGGTAATAGTGATTTAGCTTTACCAACAGAAAAAGCAGTTAAAACATATGTAGCTTCTACTTTACCTCTAACAACTAAAGGTGATATTTATACTTATAGTACTGCTAAAACAAGACTTCCTGTTGGAACTAATGGTCAGGTATTATCTGCTCTTAGTACTGAAACTACAGGACTTAAATGGGTTAATGCTGACCCAATGACTACTCGTGGTGATATTATAATTAGGAATTCAGCTAACGCAACAGCAAGATTGGGTATAGGTACTTCTGGTCAAGTATTAACATCCAATGGTACTGATATAGCATGGGGTGCTGGTGGTGGCGGTTCTGGTGATAAAATAGAAGAAGGTAATAGCTCTGTAGAAGTAGTTGATGCTGGTACTGGTTATGTTAGTACTACAGTAGATGATACTGAAATAATAAGAAACTCTATTGCTAAAAGAATAGATATATTAGGTGTAGGAAGTACTTATCCTAATGGTATATGGTTTGGTGGAGAGCATGTATTTTATCAAGATGTTACTGATACAACAAGATCTACAGTAGTAGGTTTTACTTCTGGAGGCTGGGATAATTATGCTAATTTTAATTCATATCAATCTTTATGTTTTGGGCAAGCTGCTGGTCAACACCTAACTACAGGTGGAGATAACTGCTTAATGGGTGTTATGTCTGGAGCCTGGATAAGTACAGGTGCCCGAAATACTTATATAGGTACCAGAGCTGGCTTTTACGAAAACACAAATGACAGTGTTGGTATAGGTCAGTATTCAGGATATTTTTTAGATGGTGATAGAAACATATGTATAGGTAATGAAGCTGGTTATGGAGTTAACGGCACAACTAACGCTGATTATAACATACTTATAGGCTACCAATGTGGTAAGGCTATAGTAAATAGTGTAAGCAATATTCTTATAGGATACCAATGCGGTACATCTTTAACTAGTTTTGATAACAAACTTTATATTGAAAATAGTAGTGATACAACCAACCCTTTAATTTATGGTGAGTTTGGTGCCAGTAGTGCTAATAAATTATGTATTGGTACAGCTACACCTAGGACTACTGGAGTAGGACTAACAGTATATGGCGAAGTAGCACCAGCAACAGACGATACTTATGATTTAGGTAATGCTTCTTATCGTTGGGATGATGTTTATGCCACTAACGCAACAATACAAACCTCTGATGAGAGACACAAAACAGCAATATCTGGCAGTGATTTAGGATTAGATTTTATATGTGAATTAAGACCAGTGTCTTATAAATGGAAAGATAAAACAATAGAAACAATTAAAGCTACATATACAGAAGAAGAAGTAGAAGTAGAATGGTTTTTAGATGTTAGTGAGGGTATAGAAAAACTTAATTCTCTTATTGATAGAGATGAAAGTTATGAAATTGTTGGTGATAAGTATAGAGTATATAAGACAACTACTAATACAGTAGAAACTAAAGAAACTGTAGAAGAAAGTAAGACATTTAACAGACCTCACTATGGTATGATAGCTCAAGAAGTATTAACAACCCTATCTGGTGTTGGTAAAACTTCTGCTGATTTTGCTGGTATTATATATGATACTGAAGCAGATATATATGGATTGAGATATGGAGAGTTTATAGCCCCGATGATAAAAGCAATACAAGAATTAAAGGATGAGAATGACTTACTAAAAACACAAATGGCGTCAATATTAAGTAGATTAGATGCTCTGGAGGGAAAATAATGACTTACTCATATGATAAGTTTGCTAATATAGCCAAAACTCAAATAGAAAAGTATGGTGGTACAGTTTATCTTCATATACCAGTTGATGGTAAAGTTAATTCTGGCACCGGGCAGACAACATATAGTCAATTAACTATTCCCGCCAAAGCAATTGTAACTGGTTATAGCACACAAGATGTAAATGATGTCAGCGTATTAGAAAGTGATAGACAAGTAATAATTGATATGGAAGATGGTAAGCCATTAGTAAATAATACTATAACAGTTGATGGTGTATTATACAGAATATTAGAAGTAGATGAAATTAATCCTGGTGTTAATCAGCCAATAATATATAAACTACATATTAGAAATACTGTATTAGCACCAGATATGGATGGATTTTATACTACTCTAAAAGGATTAAATGAAGGTGATATAGTAGTAGATCCTAAATCAATAAGAGCCTATCCACAATGGATTAAAGTAGCTAATGATCACCACGCTCAACATATAACAACACTTGTAGAAAGAAGACCTTATTGGGTACAGGCTTGGGATAGTGGTGAACCTTTTGAAGGAAGATGGAGTGATAGTGACCTATATAATTACTTAAAAACTACTTACTTAAGTAAATTATCAGTTGAACTTAATGAACTTTTATCAAATGTATTAATTGAAACTAATGGATATTTCATACAAAGTGTTATTACCCTATTATCAAAAGAAGAGTTAGATGGAATTGCCACCCCCCGGGGAAGTAGTGGAAAACAAATAAACTTCTTCAATTCTACTATAAGAAGAGTTGCTGTTGGTGCGGATAGTTTGCTTAATCTAAATTATTGGACAAGGGACTATGTTAGTGCGGCTGTTGCTTCATATGTTACTTCTGAAGGTGTTTTAGCTAGTGGTGCTACTACATTAGCTGCTGCTGTTAGAGCAATGATATTTATACAAGATGCTCAAATAGTAAAACTTAATGATGATGGCGAAACTTATAGTTTAGTGTATTAATATATTCATAATAAATTGAAGCTGGAGGTACATGACTTGGAAGAATATAATGAACTAATATTAGAAGAATTGAGAGGTATTAAATCAGAATTCATCAACATAAGGACTGAAATAAGTAGTGTAAGAAAAGATATGTTGGATAATGCTACCTCTTGTGGACTAAAACATACTGAATTAAGTAATACTTTTGTACATGGTATTACATTTTGGAAGGTTATAAGTATAGTATTATGTTTGGTATCAGGTAGTTATGCTTACACTGCTTTTATATATCAATTTTTATTACATTAAAATGTTAAATATTTTACATTAGTTATTTCATAACATTCTTTACCACCAAAGCAAGGGTTCCTGATTATTGGAGCCTTTGTTATTTCTTCTTTACCTACAATAAAGTAATTATTATTTACAATAAAAATCAAAGTATTTAATCCTTTCAGTATTCTATTACCTTTACTTAATTTAATATGATACTTATCTCTTACTCCTTGTCTAGATACTTGTACTTCTACCAGTTTACCATCTACCTCTAAATCAGCACTAGTTGTTATTTTTGTTTTACCAGATCTAATAATCTTATTGTCAGCATCAGAGCCTATCCTTTTAGCTGTATGTCCGTTAGTCCTATACCAAAGTACCAATAATTCTTCAAACAGTGTTCCTTCTATCAAATCATAGAGATATTCCTCATTTGTACGGGTGTCTCTAAAAAATCTATTTAATGTCCAAGGTGTTTCATCTAATAATTCATTTACCAGTCTTAATACTGAAGTGTCTAAAATCTTTTTTACTTCATCTTTATCAATACTCCAATCTTTATATATGTTTTTATACTTCTCATAGAAAGTTTCCAATTAACATATTACCCCCAAATGTATTGTAAATCTCAATTCAGTAATTCGGGTAATACTATAATTCTCAATCTAAGGCTATTTTTAGCCTGTTTAAGAGCTGTTTAGATAATTCCTATATCACAGTATCAGTTTAATTAATATCTCCTTTAATTCTATATAATAACTCCTTTAGTTAAAAGTTCTTAATTAATATTATTTTTGGTAATGTCGATATAATACAATTCAATATAATGCTATTTAAGGTGGTTTTTAATCGATTTAAGAGAGTTTTAAGTATTTTGAATAGTAGCACCAGCCCCAAAGTGTTATGCTCGAGAAATCCTATTAAAAACGCGTCTAAATGTAACATACTAAAAATCCTCCTGAAGCAAGATAATTTATTGTTGTGTAAGCGTTGTTTAATCTACTATAAACTGCTCACTCAATACTATGCTTTTTATAGTATAAAATTCAAAAAAACTTAAATACTAGATTAAACTAATACTAGATGAATATTACTAATCTTATTATATGTAGTGAAAATCACTACGGTCTAGTAAAATACTATGATTTTTATAGTATCTTTGCGTAAGTGTCTTTTCAGTTTTTATTTTTCTAAAAATCAAAAAAAATTCAAATACTAGATTAAACTAATACTAAGTATTAATTTATTTATATTAAACTTATTAGTATTATATGGGCCAGTACAGTGACCCACCCCTGGGTCAGTACAGTGACCCACCCCCCCCCAAATTACCCGCAAAAATAGTACTCTTCAATTTTACCATTAATATTCTGCCATGTACCAAAAACATAAACATTTTGTTCGTTGTGTTCATTATCACCTTTAACTTTTTCAATCTTGATCCAGCCTATATCCCTTAAAGCTTTTATATAACTTTTAATTGTATTTCTATTCAAATTAAACTTATTACTCATTTCTCTGGTACTCATTGACATAGCTAATTTGTGACAATCATAGAACTTTTCTTTTATCGGGAAATTACCATGGTCCTTCCATCCTTCACGAACTATCATATTACGCAGTATCATGTAGAAAATAATCGGATTTGTTATTCCCCCACACATAGGTATCAGTTTATTATTAAAGCTGTCTACAGAGATTTTTAAGGTCAAATAGCGTTCATTTTTTTTAATGAAAAATCTATTCAGATCTTCCATATCTGGAAAATCTTTAGTCATTGTCATTATTTTCCATAGCAGGACAGTAATGATGAGTACTACATAATGGACAAATAGGACCACTTTCTGGTATACTATTTTTAGCTTCCTCAATCAATTTTCTTTTTAATCCTTCATGAACTATCATTCTTATAATCTGACTTTTCTTTCTAAATATTCTTTTAGATATTTTTTCTATTTCAGCTAAATCTTCATTATAAAGTCTTGTCCATGTTGGTTCACTTAAGTTTTTGTCTTCCATAATTAATTCTCCTTTATGTTTTTTAATATTTCTATATCTTTTTTTAGTAAAGGTATTATTGAAACAACAAACATTTCATATCCAGTAATTGTTTCAAATATGTTTATTATTTTATTATTATTAATTTTTTTTAACTCTTTTTCATAATGTTCCAGTTCTATTTCTTTATCTTCTATAAACTCTTCTATTGTCATTTTTTATTCCTTTTTATAATTTGTTTATCATAACACATAATATAATTACTATTTTATGTTTGTCAAGGTTTGTATAATAAATAATACAAAAAGAAGCAATACCATAAATCATATGGTTTATTACTTAAATAATTTTTACATGGATTATTCTGGAATAAGAGGCTTTTTTAATACTTCAAGTAGTTTAGCCTTTACAGCATCCAAATGATTATGATGATATTTATCTCTACATAGTGTTAATAAATTAATATTATTATTTAATTTACTTCCCCAATGATGTACTTGTTCACCAGGTAACAATTTTCTACCTAATTTCTGTTCCATTAGTGCTACATGATATCTCATCTTCCTACCTGGATTAACACCATCAGTTGGTATATAAACATTCATATACTGACCGGATTGTGCTTTATAAGCATTTTTGAAGTCTAAAGTCATAATTCTTTCAATACTTATTGCTGGCTTGGTTTCTCTTCTTACAGCGTTAGATATCTTTCTTCTTGTAGCTTCTGTTTGTATATTTCCTAGTTTTGATTGAGCTATTTTCATTCTTGTCTCAATACTTAATTTATGCCCTTTAGGTCTTCCTTTTTTATTCATAACTACCTCCTATATAATTAAAAATAAAACTACTATTTAACTATATATAAGTTAGTTTATTCATTTAGTAATATTATCTTATTTTTTGAAAATATTCATTAAATAAGTAATAATTTCATCATCAGTATTATTATCACTATATTTTGCGAGTATTTTAAGTAATCCTAATACTAACATTATAGAATATAGATTTTCTTTTGAAAAGGCTATTAAAATATTATCAAATGATATCATAATTATTTCTCCTTTATCAATCCTTTATCAATCCTTTATTTATTAAATATCTTTCTGCTGGTGAATATTCAATATATAACTTCCTATCCATTCTCTGTTCAGCTTCATACCTTGCTAATACAGCTTCATCTAAATCTTTGAATATGCCTAGATGGCAGTGTTTTTTATCTATACCAATAGAAGCACTCCATTTATTTATATTTTTACACCAAACTACTCCAGCCACTTCTGAACGAGGAAATATATCTTCTTCCATAAGTCTCCTTTATATTAGTGATAAAAAAGGGAACCAATGTAGTAGGTCACTGGTTCCCTTTGGAGGAATTAAGGTATGGCTACCTTAACTATTATATAGTTATATTAATACGACCATTAAGAGCCAGTTATTACACTGTGTAACTCTTCTGCCCCATAGTCAAGACCCCACTGCCCGTAAATCATACCAGTTCTAGCTGCGGCAGCATCAGCTTTTTCTTCGTAATACAGATTACCTTTACCAAATACTGGGCACCACATATTACTTACGACACCCATATTGATGAAGAAAATCTTATCAGAAGGAACATCAAAATCTACTACAATCGGAAATTCGCCGAAGTCAGTTACTAATGTCTGAACATTAACACCACCAATCTTTCTATCACGAGGTTGAGTTTGAAGATTAAGTGAGTAAAGATTAGAAAGTGCTATTTTAGCAGAACCACTTACCCAGATAACTGTATTACTCATATCAATACCAGTACTTGCTACATCATTAAGATGCCCATCCATCTGTGTCTTTGAAATACCAGTAATAGCACCAGATATAGTAGTTGAATTGGTTGTGATAGCTTCATCAAGACCTCTTGTAGTAGCGGCTACACCAGCATTAGTTGCTCTAGCATAAGTACCATTCCAGCAAGAATAGTTTATATCTCTATAAATCTGTTTTAATACTGTGTTAGTATTCCATTCGTGAACATCTGCTATCATATTCTCTCCGCCGATAGATCCATAATCACTGGAATTACCAATTTGTTTGTTCCAGTCAGAAAGCATTTTGTTAGAAGTCCTAACATACTTTTGTATAATCTGACAGGTATTAACATCCTGGTCTCTGGTGAAGTTATCGAACACTGTAGGTGCGGTGACACTCGCAGTTTCAGATATAGAAGGTTGAGTACCAGATGCTAATGTAGCAGCTGAACTTAATGCGAAATCAAAGTTGTTTGTTATTTTTCCGCCAGAACCAAGAGCTGCTAGAAAAGGGTTTGTGTAATTCATAAAAAGATAAAGTTCCCCAGCGTACTGTGGGAAAGATGCTGTAGTTGCTATTGCCATAATATTGTTCTCCTATTAATTAATTTTATTTTAATGATTTATTTTTTAGTTTAATTATATCTAATGTACTTTTAGTTTCAATTGCTTTCTTTAACTGCCCATTATAACTCAATGGATCAGTGCTACTTAAATTACCCTGTGAACCGCTACCAGACTTTCCAGAACTGTTATAAAATCTAGGTTTTAGTTTTTTATAATCAGTTGTAAAATACTTTTCTATAGATTGTCCAGTAGGAACACCATCAGCATCAACTACTACAACACTTCCCGTGTCATCCAACGCAAAGTTCCCCTTTGTTAAGGACATTACATCATCAATGTATTCTGGGTCTACTCCTGCCCCCAAAGCGACACTTTTAACTTTACCACCTACTTTCATACTCTTTATGGTGGATTGTGCCTCTTTCAATTGATTTTGAAGGTCCTCGTCGGTTGTTGTTGGTTCTTTCTTACTAACTTGTTTTTCTAACTTTTTGCGAGCATTCCTCTCTTTTGTTAATGCTGATTGTAATCCAGTAATGTTGATATCGAAAGTCCCTTCCGCATTCTCAACATATAAGGCGTGGTAAGCCTCGTCAATTCCTTCCAGTGTTGCTACATTTTCTTCTAATGGCATAATTTTGTCCTCCCGACAATTAATTTAATTTAACCTACTTTTGGTTTGCCTGTATCTAAATCCAAAGCATTTTCATCTCCAACTATTTGCTTACCGTTCTCATCCAGATAAGGTTCAGCATTTAATTTTAGTTTTGCTTCTTCTTCAAGGCGTTTTAATTCTTCTTTACTATCAAAATCTTCTGATAGTATATTTCTTCTAACATACTCTTTATGTAGTGTTTCTCTTGAAATACTACCATTTTGTCTCATCTTCAGTAAGATATTTGCTTCAGAACCATCTTTAATATGTAATCCAAAATCAGTATTAACAATTGCCTTACCTTCACGAGGTATATCTTCCCAATCTTCCATCATAAAATTAACATTAGTAATCATTTCTTGTAGTTTGATAGCCAGTACTTGTAATGAACTATTAGCATCTGATACATCTAATGACCTACTTGTTGCTGTATCACTACTCTTACTAATCATCTCCAAACTTTCTATATACATTCTATCTTCTAAATCATGTATCTCTACAATACCAGCTTCAATAGCCTTTCCAGTGTGTTCTACATAACTTAATTCACTGCTTGGGGGTCCAAGTATAGCCGAATTACTACCTACTACCAATTGGTCATTATCATTAAAGCCTGTACCATAAAGAATAGGCACTCTAGCTACATGTGTTATATTCATCTGATCAGACATAGACTGCCAGTGTGCTCTATTTAAGTTTGCTAGGTTCTGTAAAGAACTTTCGCCAGCATAAAAACCTATCTTCTTACCATACAGTGGTACAATAGGTATGTAAGGTAATTTAGTTTTATCGCCATCTACGATATGCCAAGCATAATTATCATTTGTTTGATAAAGTTCCCATCTACCTGGATATAATACTCTAATTTGTTCTATTGTTTTAGTACCCCATTCACCTTCAGGTATTTCTACTGTTTCTACAATATGTATTCTTTTAAGTACTACTCTGCCATTAATAACTGCTGGTACAGCATTAATTACTTGTTCTCCTTTAATATGAATACAATAAGGTCTTAAACTACTATCTAATTCTTCTGCCAATGACATATCACCCATAGTTCTTGGATAATCTACATAAACATAACTAATACCTTTAATCAACATATCTCTGAATACTTCACGGTAAAAACTATCTAAATTGCTACCCATCAAATCTATATTTTTATTAAACTCTACTATTGGTTTTGGTGTGTCATCACTTAATACTATAGGTTTGTTGAATACTCTACCAGTGTGGTTTTCTACTGCCCATGAGTAAAAGTTCTTTAATGTAGTTCTATTTAATCTATTTTGATATTGTACATCATTTTCCATAGGTTCTTGTGGTAAGTATTTCCTACCAGCATCTTTCATAGCTTTCTCACCACCTATCAAAGTGTTGGGTAAATCCCAATTCTGCTCCATCCTTACATATAGGTCTGATGGTGAACCCACTGTACTTATATTATTTACAATTATATCCATAAATCCTCCTATATTTAGATTATTAGTGGTGAAATCCTTAACGGCGCTATATTAGTCTGACATACATATCTTGTTTCGTCTGCTATATGATCTTCACTTGTAGTATCTATATCTTCTATATTTCTTTCATCTCTCATTAATACTGGTACAGTTCTTATCCAATCTCTACATGTATCAAATACCCATAATCCAGCACTTTCAGGGTTATCTTTTTTTGCTTCTGACATAAGTCTTATAACACTTTGCCAACCAGGAATTCGTTCGTTATCTGCTGGCTTAAATGGTAGTCTAACTACTTTGTTAAACTGTTGCTGAATACTTGGTCCACTCTGTTCTTTGAAAATAGCAGGATCAGCAATCCACTGTGATATATTTAGGTTCTTAACTCTCTCATAGATACCTTTTGCTAAAGCTTCGTTATCTAGCCTTAAACCTTTATCTGGTATAGTTAATCCTCTACTATCCTTTTTTGCTATATACCACTCATTAACTCTTATTAAACTGCCTCTTGGATAACTTCTACCATCTTCTAATATACTACCATCACTTTTAGCCCAAATGCCTAAAGAACCTGGTTTTTGACTACCCCAATCAAATCCTACTATATACTGCCAGGTCTTTGGTATAGGAAATGGTTTAATAATATGCTTACTTGGGTTCCATATACCTTCGAAAAATCCTCCTGCCGCAATATCCCAAGAGCCATCTAACCAAGCCTTTTTCTTATGAGGATCGTTAATACTTTCAAGATTTCTTAAATAATCTGGATCAGCTCTTAATAATATCCTGTTTTCTCTAATGTGTCCATGTATCCTCATTCTTATCTGACCACTACTATTAAATATCTTTGTCATAGGTGGGGCAGGATCTATAAAGTAGGATTTAACCCAACTATGCCCAATTCCCCAAGGATTACAAGTACTTCTATACTTAATTGGTACACCTTTAATACTACATCTATTACAAGCTTTCATACTATCATAACACTCTATTGTAGCCCAGTTAGTAAGTTCTTCCCAACCAATCCAAGGATACTCATGTCCATGATAATTCCAGTAATCATCAGCCCTTTTAATGTGTCGGAATAGTAACTCTTCGCCTTCTGGAAAAACCCACTTAATAACACCATTAGAGCCTAAGAACTTGGCATCTGGATACAATCTTGTGTAGTACTTTTTAGTCCTACTAATAACATCTGACAATTGCGGGAAACTTTCTCTGAATAATATACCTCTGTATGCTGAACCGTGCCCTTTACCAACTTCTTGTAAGAAGTCCATAATCAAGGCATCAGTTTTACCTGGTCCTCTAGTTCCTTCATATAGTACTTCTTTATAAGGACATGACATAAAAGCTGTTTGTGAACCAGGTTGTGGCATCCAGATAATTTTATCATTTGTCATTTATCTCTTCCCACTGTTTTTCCCAATCTTCTGGTGAAGTATTTGGTGTCAAAACGATTGGGTTCTTCTTTTCCGTAGTTTCAACTTGTTTTCTATCTACAAAGTCTCCCTCAGATCTACCTAATAATTCAGATGCTTTTAACCTAATACTGGTTTGATTAGATGGGTCATTCATAATAGTTGTCCAGAACATTTGTCTATCTAACTTTTGTGCTACTGCGTCTGTTGTTAAAGGTCCTTCTTTATACTTCTCTATTAGTTCTTTTATTCTTTTATTTTGTTTTAATTTATATAATGTGGTATGTATATGTTTTTCTACATAACCGGCTTGTCGCATGGCTTTTTTTTCTTCCATGCCGGCGGCTACAAGTTTCGCAAAATCCCTTTGCCTCTGAGAAAGTCTCCCTCCCGGTGCGAATTTTTC